AGGCACAGCTGGGGCAGAAGCCACATTGCGTAAGCAAACCACTCAACACATGCCCATTGTGCGTTGTACTGACCTATCAAAAGGTCGCGGCGCTGATGTGACTTTCCACCTGTTGAACCCAACCAACGCGAAGCCGATCATGGGCAAGTCCTATGCAGAGGGTCGCGGTACTGGCATGTCTATCACGCAAGCTGAACTTCGTGTTGACCAAGCGCGTTTTCCAATCGACTTGGGAGATGTGATGACAACCATCCGTTCACCTGTTGATTTCCGCGCCCTTGGCCGTCCGGTCGCGCAAAACCTGATGGATCGCTACGTTGACCAAACCTTACTCGTTCACATGGCGGGCGCTCGCGGCTTCCACAACAACGTTGAGTGGGTTGTTCCAACCAACACAGATGCCGATTTCAATAGCATCATGGTTAACTCGGTCAAAGCGCCATCAAAAAACCGCCACTACATTGCAGATGGCTCTGCAGTTAAGCCGTTCACCGTGTCCGCCGGTGAAGTTGACTTGCAATCTACCGACATTTTCAAAATGGACGTTGTGGATTCCATGCGCACCGTGATCGACCAGATCCCATTGCCGCCCCCAATCGTCATGTTCGAGGGCGATAAAGCGGCATCCGATTCTCCGCTTCGTGTATGGATGATGAGTCCAGCGCAGTACAACAAGTTTGCCTCTGACAGCTCATTCCGTTCACTGCAAGCGAGTTCAATGGCGCGTGCAAGCCAAGCTAATCAGCATCCATTGTTCTTGGGCGAGGCCGGCTTGTGGAACGGGTTCTTACTTATCAAGATGCCGCGTCCGATTCGCTTCTACTCGGGCGATACCATCAATTATTGCGCATCGAACACTAGCGAAACCGAGTCCTCTTGCGTCGTCCCTGCAACGTTCGGTACTGGGTTTGCGATTGACCGCTCGCTCATTCTCGGCGGACAAGCGATTGCAGAAGCCTTTGCAGCATCCGACAAGTCTGGCATTCCGTTCTTCTGGAGCGAGAAGGAGCTTGACCACGGCGACAAGATTGAATTGCTGATTGGCGCGATTCGCGGCGTAAGTAAGATCAAATTTGAAGTCGATACCGGACTTGGCAAAGAGTTCACGGACTACGGCATTATTGCAGTGGATACCGCTGTTTCCACCATTGGCACACGCAACTAACATCTAACGGGGCGAAAGCCCCAATGAGGTAAACACACATGGCTACTGTTATATGCAAACGACTCGTTAACCAATTCGGCGGCGCGTCACCCTTTGGGAACACGACTACTTTCAAGTTCCCGCTTGTCACTGATGCCAACGGTTACATTACCGACTCCGATACCGTAGCAACGGCTGTTGCGATTGGCGACGTGATTGACCTTGGCCAGATTCCGTCCGGTATGCGCTTAGACGATGCTCAAATCATCGTCACCACGGCACAAACCGCATTGACTACGTGGACGCTTGGCTTTAAGTACGAAGATGGTGTCGATTCGACTGCCGTTCCTCAAGATGCGGCATACTTCACCGCTTCGGCAGCCGCCGTCAATGCCGTTGGCCGAACCCGCGCTACTGGATCAAAGAATGTCGTCCTACCGAAGAATGCGCGCTTGATTGCTACCGCAGCAGGCGCGGCAAACGTCAAATCTTCTAATATCACGGTTCTCGTATCTGGTGTTCTTACCGGGGCGTAATCCCCGCCGGTGCGCATAACCAGCGCACCAATTATTCTGAGGTGTTTGTATGTCTGGAGTCCGGTACATTGGTAAGCGCGCAACGTGGGAAGACACGATTTACGGAAGCGGGCTAGTTTTCGAGCAAGGACAGTCTCGTAATGTGCCGTCGAATCTGGCAAGCAAGTTCTTGCGTCACTACGACATTTTTGAAAAGTCCAATGAAGTCGTTGCTGATGATACCGCGCTCATTCTTGAGCAAAGCATAGAGAAAGAAAAGCAGCGCGACGAAGTGCTTGAGCAGCTTCTTGAAATACAAATGCGCATTGAGCAGATGGACAAAGATTCGGTTCATGACTACGTGTTGCACAACTACCGCGAGAAGATGGATAGGCGACAAAGCATTGAGAATATGCGCGAACATGCAATCATGCTTATCAATCAGTTTGGTGTCGTATGACGCTGCAAGACCTGATTAACCGTTATCGCTTTGATGCGTTTGACAGCGTAGTCCCTTACCTTGTCTCTGATGCTCAGGTCACAATGCTGTTAAATGAGGCACAAGACGAGGCCGCATTGCGTGGACGACTGATTCACGAGAGCACTGATAGCGCGGTATGCCGCATAACGGCAACAGAAGGACAGGCAAGCTATCCGCTTCACCCATCGCTGTTCGAGATTTCACATTGTAGCTTCATCGTTGACGGCGCAACTACGAGAAACAAGCTAGGCATCGTGTCCACTGAATACCTGGACAAGCTAGACCAGATCGAAAGCCAAGGTTGGGTTAATGCCTCAGGATCAATGATTGACACATGGCGAGATGCTTATGGCCTTCCTCTGTATGTGATTCAAACTGATAACGGACTGCGACTTGCTCCAACACCAGATTCGTTCGGAGTGATTATTCTCGAAGGCTATCGGTTTCCACTGCAGCAGCTTTCTGCGATGGACGATGTTCCAGAACTCAATGTGGCTCACCACGTCAAACTCGTGCAATGGGTTTTGCATAAAGTTTTCAACGTACCAGACCATGACTTGTTTGACCCGTCACGCGCCGACCGCGCATTAGACAGCTTCGAGAAGTATTTTGGCATTCGCCCAGATTCAGACCTGAGAAGGATTACGCGCCATGACGTGCCTCATCATGTTGAGGTATTCTGGGCATGATCAATAAGCCGCCACGCGTAAGCCCACTGATTGAACATGCCGGATTTCCATCCGGTTACAACAATGTCAATCGTCCTGAGCGCATGCCAAACGGCGCAATGGCAGAAGCTTATAACGTGGATATTACCAACACTGGAAGCGTCCGCAGTCGTGAAGGCTTCGTGAAAGTGTTCAACCAAGCGTGCCATAGCTTGTGGTCTTGCCACCTTGGAATCTACTTTGTGAGCCAAGGGACGTTATATCGTCTCGCAGACACACCAGTTGTTATAGCTACAGGAATGCGTAGCGAAGCCGTGAGCTATGCGCTTGTAAATAATGATGTGTACTGGTCAAACGGTTTACAGCGAGGAATCCTTCGCAATGGAATTACCCCAGCATTATGGGGAATTCAAGCGCCGAATGGCGGTGCGATGCTCTCAGTTGTTGGCGGGTCGTTACCCCGTGGAACATACCAGATTCGCCTGACGTATGTTCGTGGAAACGGTGAAGAATCAGGCGCAAGTAACGTTGGTGTGATTGACCTTACTTCTGGTGGAGGAGTTCGCATTGACGGACTCATTTCCAGCACTGACCCCGAAGTTATCAAGATAAATATCTATGCGACTCGCCCCAATGGAACAGAGTTTCTAAAGATTGGCGAAGTCATCAACGGGGCAGCTTCTACAGAAGTCACGCTGATGGAGTACGGCGAAACGCTCAAGTCATTGTTCAAGTCACCGCCACCGAATGCAACCATTGTTCGCTATTTTAAGGGGCACATTTTATGTGTGGCGGGTGACACTATTTACCAGAGTGATTCATTCGCGTACCAGTGGTTCGACTTCCGCAATGGATTTGTGCGTATGTCTGGCGATATTACTTTGTGTGTTCCCGTTAATGGCGGTGTGTATGTGTCTGATGCTGTTGGCACGTATTTCTTGCAAGGCGATAATATAACAACAGCACAACTTCGCTTATTATCGTTCGATAGAGCAGTCATTGGAACCGATGTGATGCTATCTGTTTCAGATACGAGACAAGACCCGATAGCAGGTACAATCGAAGCAATCTGGACAACGAATAGAAGCATTGTGAGCGGAGATGACATGGGAAATCTTACCGATATTACCAGCAACGACTTCACCATCCCCCAAGCAGAAACAGGTGCGGCCATGCTACGCAAGCAGCATGGTGCAACACAGTACGTCACATCCTTGTCTGCTGATGAAGGCGTAGCAAACAACAGCGAGTTCAAATCCAAGTCACTCGACTCGGCAGAAATTACCCTTATATCCCGTGGAGGTGTTCCAGTATGAGCAAATTAGTTAGCCAAGAAGCCGTTGAAGGCGTGTTCTCTTTTCAAGTTTTCCGTGACGGTAAGCTGTTTGATTCATTCGATGTTAAGAATGGGCAAACACGAGAAGGCGTTGAGTATGGATATAAGACCAAGTTCCTTGGCCTATCCGCAACGTCAACCTGGTATGTTGGCCTCGGCACAACTGATCGCGTAGCATCCGAAACCGACACAGCAGCAACCATTGCGGCATTGTGTGGCGAAATCACAACCTACACACCAGCTAACCGAGTTCAGTGGGTTGCGCTTACTGACCCGGCAGATATGTCTATCAGCAATGCTGCGTCCCCAGCGGCATTCACACTCACAGATGCGGTAATCATTCGCAACGTGTTTCTGGTATCTACCAGCACCCGTAATGGTACAACGGGTATCCTTGCATCGACGGCGACCCTACAATCTGCGCGTTCTTATGAAGCTGGTGACGTGTTCCAAGTCGTGTACAAGAACAAGATCACAAACTAAGAGGGCTACATCATGGCAATGGGATTTAGTACAACTCTACGCACAGCGCGCGCGCAGGCCATCGTAACCACGCTAGGAAACGCCTGCCTGTTCAAATGCTACGACGGTACACGCCCAGCAACGGGCGGCACGGCGACTACCCTATTGGCAACGCTGACGGGTGGAGCACCCGCCGGAACAGCCACAAATGGCGTGCTTACGTTCAACACAATCGCAAGCGATACAGCAGCAGATGCTACCGGAACATGCACATGGGTTAGGATAACAGACTCGTCAGGAACGTTTGTTGCTGATATGTCGGCTGGGATTGCGGGAAGTGGTGCTGAGGTCATCTTCAACAACGCTGATTTTGTTATCGGTTATCCAGTTGGAATATCCAGCGCTACGATCACCGAAGGCAACGCATAAGGAATCCAAGTGGCTAACTCAGTCACCCGCGTAGTAATACGCGTTAACTCTACGTTTGGTGCTTCCTATGCAAATATAGGTGAAGTTGAATTTCGCAACTCATCTGGAACGCTTCTAAGTAATTCAGGAATAACTGCCACAGCATCTAGCACATACTTGGGCTGGGATCCTGCGCGAATGCTTGATGGGAATACTGATTACAGCACTGGGTCATGGTCAAGTAGTGGTTCTTCCCTACCTGTATACGCCTATTTTGATTTTTCCACAGCCCAAGATGTTGCAAGTGTTCGCATAATAAATGCTACGTCTGGAAGCAATAGCGAATACGTGCAAGGCGTGGTTGTAACAGCCACGCACACGGGTGGAGCTACTTCTAGTAACACGATGACTAGGCCGAGTAGTGCAGACGGAGCGCATACAGACCACCCGATACCAGCTGTTGTAACCCCTGCATCCGGCACAATAACAGCGACAACATCATCCGCAGTGGCTAGGTTCTCTGGATATACTCCGGCGCGAGGAATCGTTAGCGCAACAACAGGCGCAGCAGTAGCCTCAGTTTTTGGTTACATACCAAACATTGGCGTGCTTTTTAATACAACCGACGCATCAGTAGCATCAGTTGTGGGTTACATGCAATCCCGTGGCGTGCTTAGCGTAGCGACAGAGGATGCGACTTCTAATTTTTCAGCATTTTCAGCATCAGTCGCAGCATTAAACGCTTCAACATCTAATGCAGTAGCTAGTTTTATTGGATCGACTACATACGTATTCACGCTAGATGCCACGACAGATGATGCAGTAGCATCTGTTGCCGCATATATTCCGTTATTCATAGCAGTTTCAACATCATCTAGCGATACATCGTCTGCATCCATTGTTGCGTCAACTGGGCACGTTTCAATCACTGATTCAGCAAGTGACATGCTATCAATAAGTGCGTTTGGCACAAGCATCATAAATCTAATCGGTACAGCGCAAGCGATTGACCTCGCTACTTTCATTGATAAAGCAATGCTAATAGCCACAGAAAAAGCAGTTGATACAGTATCAAGCAAGGCTATTGGTAGATATACGGTTTCAGATTCGGCTAAGGACATAGCAAGCGTAGTTGGCACGGCGTTCATTACGTCGACGGTAACGACGTTAGAACACTCGGTAGATACTGTTACACCGTGGGGCACTGCCGTCATTGTTGACTCATCAACATCAACTGACACAGCAAAAGGACAAGCATTCGGCCATGCAAGCGTTGTTGACCAAGCCGCAAGCATCGACACATGGCTCAAGACGCTTGTCGTCACCGTTGAAGCTATCGACCAAACAGGCGAAGAGTCAAGCATTGACCCGCATGTCATTGGCCTTGCCACGATTCTTGAACAGATTCGAGACCTTGCTTCAGTCAACTCGGCCAACAGATCACAGTTTACATACACGCTGAATACGATACTCAACGCCGGCACGCGATACGGGAACTATGGGTTCAATTCATTCGCGGCCACAGACACGGCGTGTTATGGAGCAAATAACAAAGGGCTGTTCTTGCTACAGGGTGCTTCTGATAATGGACTTAGTATTGATGCAGTCCTTAAAACAAACCTGAGTGACTTGGCGATTGATGGAGTTATTGAAGGATCGAAGCAGAAAACCGTTTCTGATGCGTATGTTGGCTACACGTCGTCAGGCAACCTTGTCTTGCGCGTGACTACATCAAACGGAGGCGCCGTATCAAGCAATGACTATGCGCTTGTGAAGCATGGAAAATCATCCCCTGATGTAAGCCGTGTTCTGTTTGGGCGCGGCGTTCGCGCTAGATACTGGCAATTCACAATCGAAAATACCAACGGCGAGGCTTTCGAGTTCGACAAGATCGAGTTCTTGCCAGTCGTCTTAACAAGGAGAATCTAGCATGGCAGGCAATTGTGGGTTAATTGGAACGGGCATCCCCGCACTTGTAAATAGCACAATGGGCTTTGCAGAAGGCGTAGCATCAACCCAGATTGCAGCGACCAACGAATCATTAGCCCGCATGGCTGATGCTATGGCTGGCCTTGTCATTACGCCTATGCCGAGCGTCCCGGCAGTCGGTACAATTCCTGTTATTTCAGCACCTCCCGCATATCCTAATTTTATAAACATGCCGGAACCTACGTTTCCTTCTGCACCAGCAGCGCCACCAGCTATTACAGAAATAGACCCAAAATTTCCTACCGTACCAAACAACACAGCATATCGTCCGTCAATATCGCTGCCGAATGCACCAGCCCCTTTTAGCGGAGTAGCTCCAGTATCACCAGGCATAGGCACAGTAGCAATCCCCGAAGCGCCAATTCTTGATACGTCAATCCCAGTTCCTAAGTTGCTCTCCATGGTTGTTCCTGATTCCCCTACGATCATCTATGCCGAATTTGATGCAGTGCTTAACCCTCACGGATTGACTGTCCCTGATGCGATTTTCGAGTACACAGAAAACCCATACGATTCTGCGTTGCTGCAAGCGGTAATTTTCAAGCTCAAGAACGACATTCAAAACGGCACGACGGGTTTAAGCCCTGCGGCTGAATATGCTCTCTGGGCGCGTGGTGCAGAGCGTGAAGCAAGTGCTATCCGACAGTCCAAGGCAGATGCAATGAATGAAGGTGCGGCGCGTGGGTTTAGCTACCCGACAGGTGCAACAGCGCAGCGCCTCATGGATATTGAGCAGGCGGCACTTAGTAAAAGCATAGAGCTTTCGCGTGAAGTCATGGTTGAGCAAGCCCGCCTTGCGCAGAACAACATGCAGTTTGCCATTACGTCAGGTATAGACCT